GGAATGAAAACCATATAAGAGTAGGATGTGTAATACATAAAGTAATACCAGAATTAGACTCAGGAGAAGTTGTAGCTGAAAAAATGATACACAATAACTTCGAAACATTTGTTGACATGCTAGATGCGCTACACGTTGCATCTTCAGAATTATGGATAAATTTTTTAAATGACAGACTACGAAACAATTAAAACATCGGTAGAGAAAGAGTACCCTGAGACATGTGAAATGTTAAAGGATCTTCTCGAAGAGGAATATAAGCTCTTTATTAAAAAACAATATGACTACGGTCCTACAAATATATCTGTAGGTCAGGACCTATCTAAACCGGAAGGCCGTGCAGTTGCTAAGGCTGGACTAGTATTCCGTGTTAATGATAAAGTACAGAGACTGATTAATCTCGTCATTAAGAAACGTACTGACGAAGCTGCCAATGAACCCATTCTCGACGCATGGAAAGATTCGAGCTTATATTGCAAAATTGCTCAGATGGTCGATAATGGTACATGGGGCAAATAATATGTTAATATCGTTTACGGGTGCTCAATCATCGGGTAAGACTACATTACTCAATCATTGGAATGATTGTACGAATCATTGGAATGTAGTTTCTGAAGTTACTCGTAAGCTAAAAAGACGAGGGTTTGAGATAAATGATGGTGGTGATAACTACACCGATACTCAAATCGCAATACTAACTGATCATCTGAATAATATCTTTGCATATTCTAATACAGATATGGATACTATTTTAGATAGATGTATTGTTGATGGGTTTATTTACACACGATATTTTCGAATGGAAGGTAAAGTAGACGAATTTACGGATAGAATATTTTCATATATGCTAAGCAAATATATTTCAAAGTATGATTGTATTTTTTATACTAGTCCATATGACGTAGCGTTAATTAATGACGGAGAAAGATCTATGAGTGAAAGCTTTCGCAATAAGATTATCAGATTATATGAGATGGTAATCTTAGATAAGTATCCAAATGTTTATGTACTTGAAGGAAGTGTTGAGAGGCGCTATAATAAGATGGTAGAAATTATTTCAAATGTCGAAACTAAACAACAAAAACGTAAGTAAGCATCTAGGACAAACTAGTCAGTATAAGTCTCAGTATGATCCAAAACTACTAGTAAGAGAGCCTAGATCGAGTAATAGAAAACATCTTAACATTACTGGTAGTAAGTTACCGTTTATTGGTTGTGATGTTTGGAATGGATATGAAGTATCCGCTTTGACTACAAATGGTGTACCAGTGTGTGCTGTAGCTAAAGTTGTATATCCTAGTGACAGTAAATATATTGTTGAATCTAAGTCTATGAAACTGTATTGGAATAGTTTTAATATGACTAATATGGGTGATTCACCTATTATGGTCGCTAAGAATATTGAAGAAACTGCTGCAAAAGATTTAAGCAAGTTCTTACAAACCGAGGTAAGAGTAAAACTGTTCTCATGTGATACAGACTTAAAAGACATACATAACCCATATGAGGAAAACAAATGGGAGAGACTTGAGAATTACGTAAAAGACGATATGTTTGTTAGTGTGTATAATGAAGACCCTTCATTACTCAAAACTAAATATACCTCTCCTAAAACTCCTAATAAGATGAAAGTAATGTCGTCATTACTTAAAAGTAACTGCCGTGTTACATCTCAGCCAGATTGGGGTGATGTGTACATCTCTATGGACGGTCAATGGTTACCAGACCGTAAAGAGTTACTTAAGTATATTATTTCGTTTAGAGATGAAAATCATTTTCATGAAGAGATTTGTGAGACGATCTTTAAGCGATTATCAGATATATTTAAACCAAGATCTCTCATGGTCGCTTGCTTATATGCTCGTAGAGGCGGTTGGGATATTAATCCTATTAGAACCACTCATGAATATTTTATTGATGAGTACTTTTGGGATGAAACCATTCCTTGGATTAAGACCATTAGACAATAAAAAAAGGGCGCCCTTTCGAGCGCCCTTCGATAATAATCACTATTTGGATTACTGGAACGGTGTATAAGTTGCCGGAGAAGATACATGGGTACCTAAACCAAGCACGAAGACAACGTGATAGTAGTTAGAAGCACCAAAGAGGTGATCAACAACACCATAACGTGTCAACATACCGACCTTCGGATAGAAGGAATTAGGATCAATAGTTCTCTGAACCATAACCGGGATGTAAGGACAGTAAATGATACCAGTATCATAATACTCAGGACCTTTATAACCAAGTAAGGCGTATTCAGTCTTAGCTTTATCACCTGCGGTTTTCCCTAAGTTGTACTGTGCCTCAGTACGTGTATCGCGATAGACGTTAAAACGACCACCAACGTTACCAACCTTAGCAACACCAACCGGCTGAGTGTTAACGTTACCATCAACAGTCATCCATGTGAACTCCGGAAGCATCTCAAGAATAGCACAAACACTGGGTGTAGCAACAACAAAGTTAGCAGCACCACGACGGTTCTTAACAGCCATTCTATTAGCTTCGACGATCAACTTCTGATAGAAGTCGCGATTTCTCTCACCTAACCAGCGAGCATCAGCAGCAGAAACCTGATATTTAGAATACCCGGATCCTTTACCAGCCGTCAGCGCCGCTTGAATCATGCGAATGATCATTTCACGATCAATCTCAGCTTGAATCTCATACGACATAGCATTTGTCAACTCAGCGTCAACATCAATACCATTCATATTCTTAAGATCCTGCTCAAGTTCAACCGACCAACGAGCGTTCAACCTACGAGTACCAGCCTCAACAGCTGTCTTCTCGAAGCTCAACTCAACCGTAGGTGTATTTTTCCCAGCGCCATCAAGCTCAAAGCTTGCCAACGCAGCAGCAAAACCACCATCAGCGGCACCAATACCACCAGATAGGAAGTGACCGGATGCGATGTCGCCATCGACTTCATCATCACCTGCGACGGCATCGGCTCCACTAGCACCTGTGAAGGATGTACCAAGGTAGTTATGACCTAACTCAGCAGCACCCTGACCACCTAGTGCAGCACTGTTGGCCACAACCGCGGATGTTGCATGATCATATGCACCTAACGGAGCATCTGTACCATCAGGAGCACTACCATCAAGAGCAGTAGCTGAGTACTTATAGCGAAGAGCAAATGCGAGACCAACCGGTCCACTCATCGGCTGAACACCAACGATCTCGTTAGTAATCAACTCGGGGAATGTACGGCGAATCATCGGAATAAGAATCTTCGGCAAACGCGAGTCGCCTGGTGCATATGTATCACCAGATCCGTAAGTGCCGCCACCTTGGCCGCCAGCAGCACCAACGCCGCCAACGCCGGTACCTAACGCTCCACCAGCACCAGAGGTGTTGGCTTCCCTTATACACCATTCCTCTTGGTTCTCAAGAAGCATGGCGGTGTTCACCCGCGTGTGCGGGTTCTCAATAGGCTTAACTTTATCAGAGGTATAATCCAAAACCGGACTCCACTTCTCCAACAATGCTTGAGCTCTATTATTGTCAATATAATTTTGACTTGGACGAGTTTCTGTTTCGTTCATAATATTATTTCTTTTCTATTGTTTTTCCACATTGGAGAATCAGGTAGTAAATACCTCAACACTAAAGACTACATTACAGTCGCATATTAGCTAATTCGTCCGCATACATACTAGTTGCTGATCTCGGAGTGTCAGAGCTCTCTTTCACTATCTCAACCTGAGCATCTTGTGTTTTTGTTTCATGAATTGCCTCTTCCTTAAGAACGTCAAGAGATTCCTGAGCCTTCTTATCGAACATGTTTACCGTGTAATCAAAATTTTCTTCAATAAAAGAAAGATCTTTATCGGTAAAAGTCTTTCTTATAAAATTGCTTTTGTTTTTATCGAACTGACCAATTCTCTTTTCAATAAAAAGATCTTTTTTAGCTTGCTGTAATTCAGTTGTAAGTTCTGTATTTGATGTAGTTAACTCTCCAACTACCTTCTTCGACTCATCAATAGTATTTTTACCATCCTGTACAGCCTCTCTAATAGAATCATTAGCAAGCACCATATCAACTGAAAGCATCTTACGCATATCCTTTAATAGGCTATATGCTCTCTTATTCTTAGTAGCCTCATCAATACTAGCTGTCGGAACTGATTCTTCTATATATGAGTCAAGATAATCAGAAACAGATTCAACAACTGTATCCTTTAAGCCGGTCGCTTCTTCAGTAATAGCGGTCTGAAACCTACGAATAACATTTTTAAGTTTACGAGCGCGGTCACGATCAACCGCCTCAACAACTTTGTTGAGTTTTTTAGTATGATCCTTATCAATAGATTGTAACAGCTGCTCCAACTTAACAGAATGCTCATCATCCTGCGCGGCTAATGCGGCTTCGGTTGTGATCTTTGCGCGATCGTCGGCCTTCGTATCTACAGCCTCTGTAAAGACAGTTTCAATTTGCTCAAGACTTTCCTCTGTAAGAACGTCTTTGCCAACCTCTTTAAGTAAATCAGTTATCTTGCTCATTTTAAAATAAATTGTTTTTTGTTGATCTCTCGATCCTCTTCTTTAATTTTTCATTAACAACCGCCGCTAAATCTCTCTTAGCAGCTGCATAATTTTTGTCAATAACATTACTGACAAGTGATCTAATCTGTTGTTTCTGATCCATCATAAATATTTATATTATTTATCTGTTTTTTTTAAATGTTTCGAAGGAATGTAATGATTTTATCTGTTAAGTATTCATTAATATCCCTACTAGGTAACCCCTTTAAGCTCTCTTCAAATCGATCATAACACTCTTCAAATTCGCCTTTACGATTTAAGATCCATTGTTTTGACTCTAAGATACCATTAACAAATGCATCAGAATAAGAAGGATCCGCTACACAATCAATAGCAACAAGTTTCATTTCAGTAACATGGCCAACGTCCGAATCACCTTCTTGATCAATTTTACCTAATGCTCTAGAAGACATACCGACTCTAACTCCATCAAGGACTAAGCTCTTTACTATTTGACCGGTTGGGGTATTTAAAACTTTACTCTTACCATAAAAAATGTTACCGTCTTGTTTCATTTCAGTAACTATATGGCAGGCTCTTTCTAGATCAACATCAGCAGTAGTAGGATGATTTAACTCACCCATGGCCCGATCTGTGTTTATCATTTCTTTTTCATATCGAGCAACTTCAGTAACCATATTCTCGAGATCATATACACGCTTGTTTTTATTAATCTCTGAAGCCATCAAGTACGGGCCCTTAATA